TTTCTTCCAGCAACAACGTCTTCAACAGCCTCTACTGTAAAGTCTCTACCATCAGTGATGTCTGTAAAATCACCATAGTCCTCATCGGCAGCGATTCCCATTAACTGATCATTTACTAATTTACCTACTTCCCATAAACGTACACCTGCACTTTCTTCACCGCGAACGACTACTGGAGCGAAATAACGTGTTTTAGGAGAGATTTTGTTAGCTAATTGCCAATCATCTTTGTCAGCTGATTTACGTAACTTTTTAGCGAAATCTGTAATTGGATCTTCTTCACCCCAGTTAGATAAAGCCAAAATTGGTCCCTTAGAAAACCCATAATGCATTTGGATTTCTCTTAATGGCCACTCTTTTCTAAACTTGTTTGGGATAATGCGAATCTGGTATTTACCTGCTTTAGGTTTCCAGAAAATCTTTGTGTAGTCGATTTTTTCACGACCTGCGCCTTTGTTGGCGTTTGATTCAAGCTTTTGCTTGACGAACGATAAGTCCATGTTGTTATGTTTTAAATGTACGGTGTTCTATGAACACAAAATATATAATGAATCTATGATTCTATTTTTTGACTTCCAAATCTTCTTAAGATATTACTAAGCTATATGCTCCTGTTCCTCTTAAACGGTATGTAGTACCCGTAACTGCTGATGCAGGGATAAATGTTAATACTGATGTGCCTGGTTGTACTACAACTGAAGCAATGTATGATGATGAAACAAATCCCATTGATGCTGATACAACCCAACTACCAATTGCATTTGTAGGTTGACTACTATAAAATCCAGATGCATTAGGTATTGTTTCTAATGTAAAATAGGCAGATGAACTAGGATTAGTAAATGTAAATGTTTTTAATGCCGAAAGGTTTTCACCAATCGATCCTGTTCCTCTAAGTTGTCCTGATGTATAGCTTGCCATTATTTACTAAAATCTATTATTTTATGAATTGCTGTATCTAACTTACGTAAATTAGGACCATCAGTTAATAATATGCAGTTTTTGTATTGATTCCAATCAACCATGTAATTTTTATCTAAATAACCATTATTCAATGATTTGATCAATGTATTTAAAGCATTAATTGTATATAATGAATTGGTTTCCTTCTTACGATGTAATAAGATAGTATTAGCCATCGGCGCTTCAGTAGTGTTGCCCGAGTCTATATTGTAAGTACACATTAATTCATCGCTCTGTGGAGATTCCAAGATAAAAATCTTGTTAAATAAGATTGCGTAACGGCGATTGATAGTGCTTACTGTATCGTCCAAATCCGCTGGAGATGTGAATGTACAGAATAATTTGTTCAAGTCTGTTTCGTTTGTTTGTTCCATAATAAATATTTATAGTTTCTCCAAACCGTGATACGTTTTACCTTGTTTAATACTTACAGGATAGTCCAATATATTTATTATTTCTTGGATTAAGCCGTCATCTTCTTTGCTATAGTCAAACAAAAACGCATCATAAGTATACAGTACTAGTTTTGTTTTTTTATCTTTTAATAAATCAAACACCAATTCTAATAATTGAACATTAGTTGATGTTTCTTTACTTTGTACGATGTAATTAAATAACTTTGATCGAGTCATCTCAGCGTCATTTATAAATATTTTATTATCGCATTTAATTGATCCCCCATATTGGTACGTATCCCACATACTATCTATAAACATATTCACATCTTTAAAGAACGGTTTGTTTTGATATTCAGCCCAAACACCACCATATAATTGTTTAAATGTTAATTCTTTAGCTTCTTGTTGAGATACACCTAATAATTCACCTAATACATCATATGTGTTTTTGTCTTTAGGAAATTCAAATCCAATCATTTCACCAATTAATCGTGGGTGGTATCCCTGGAAGTCTAGTTCAATAAATTTATCGTTTTCAGGGCGATAACACATACGTTCGCTGTTATCTTTATTTAATGCTGCGAAATTAATGCTATTAAATGTATTAGATGGGCGTGATGTGGTTGTATTTAAATTGTATTGAGTGTATATTTTACTGCGAGATAAATTAAATTGTGGGTTTATTAATTTCCCATTGTAATGCTCGATAAAGCAGTTTTTATCGACCTTAATGCCGTTTTTCTCAATATTATAAAACACATTTGCTGTACGAAAATTATTAAATTGAAACGTTGTATCGCTTAATGTATATTTTTTAATAATAGGCAACGCCATGTTAAATATCGCCTCACATATTTCATAATGTTTGCTGATTGGTATCAAACAGTTAACGTTAGGCAACGCATTGTGCTTGCTATAGTAGTAGCTAATGCACGCGTTGTCTAACGATTTGATGTCAACAGGTTCGAGGAAATTTACGTCGAATAATTTATCTGATAATGGATATAACCAGTGTAATGCTTTTTTCTTATCTAATGTCCATAATTTACCTGTGTGATTTAATAACCAATCAAGTAATTCTATTTTATTTATACCAAGTGATTCGTTATGATTTAAACACATAATGTATCCCTTCTTATCGTTTAGTGGTCTAATGTATATTAGACTTAAATCGGTAAGTGTAGGGTGAAAATTATCATTGGTAGGAATAAACCTAACAAAACAATCCTCGAATGAATGTGGTAATTGAGATGATCTCTCTAAAATATAAAACATAACCTTTTTATTACACTAAATATAAGACTAAATTTTGGACTTCCAAATTTTATTCTTCGTTAGTAATACCTAAAAATCTTTTTAACCCAGGCATTCTCTTTTCCGCTTCATTAAGATCATCACGATTTAATACTGATTTTTCTCCTGGTACTTTAAGTTCTTTTACAATAGCTCTAGTATATTTTTTATCGCTTTGTGCTTTGTTATAATCATCTTCATTAGAAAATTCTCCAAATCGATATTGTGGACCTAAAGATCCTCGAGTAGGTAAAGTATTAATATTAACAAGATATCTAAAGAAGTATCTATTTCCTTCTGAGGGTGTTGAGTCTACTTGTATGTTATTAGCATTAGTTTGGATTGCTTGGTTATCAGCATCTAAATTGACTCCTATAACAGGTAAAAATCCTTGTTGGTTTGCAGTTTGGATTGAAGCTAAAGCTTGAGATTTAGTTGGTTTTACAGGGATTGGATTGCTAACAGCTTGTTGAGCACCTATTAAAGCATTGTAAAGAAAGCTATTTGGATTATTAATAGCTTTTTTCTTATCTTCTAATTCTACAGGTGTAGCATCAGGATTATAAGTCTTACCTGCATATGCTTTACCATAAATTTTATAGTAATACCCTGTATAAGGTTTTTTGTCTCCCTTATATACATACTCATTACCGGCGGTATAAAGTCCTGATTTTATTTTACTTAAAGGTACTCTCATATATTATCAGAAGGGAAGTGTATTAGGATTAAAAAAAGGTATTTTGATAGATGATTTAGGAGGTGCTAACTGAAATTTTGAGGGTGGGTTGCCTACTGGTGTTAAAAATAATGCTGCTTCTTGTTCTCTTCTTAATATTAAGCCTTGTAATACTCCACTTTGTTGACCTGTTATAGGTCCGCCTTGTATTTGGGTAGCAGCTTCTTCTAGCTTTCCTTGTTTTATAGCTGTTACTATAGAAGAAGATATATTACCAACATTATATGCATAGCTAATTAAAGCTGCTTTTTGGTTATCATTTAATTTATCAAAATTACTTTGACCAATATCTCTTATAACTCTTTTTTCGTAATCATTTTTTATTTGATCTATTAATACTTGTTTAGCAGCTTCTGGGGTAGTTCTATCTCCTGGTCTAACATCACGAAGTTGACCATTGTCAAGTATTTTATCAGTCCCATATCCTAAACGCTTCTTACCTTCATCATTTGATGCAACTTCTGTAAATTGTTCTTTAGATGCTATGAAAGCAAAAGCTCTATTACGATAATCTCCTGATAGTTCTAGATCAGCAAGAGGATTAGCTCCAACATTTACTGTAGTTTGATTACCAGATATAGTAAGTAAGTCTGAGAATTTAGTTTTGTCTGTTGGTTCTGTTGCTATAATATTTAAAGCATCTATAGTAGTAGTCCAATCACCACCACTAATTTTATGACTAATACCAGTTATTATTTGAAGTAACTTGCTCTTAGATCCACTAGAAAATTTATACCCTCTAGGTAATAAATCAGCAGGTATTTTAAATAAATGCCCTATAATTAAACCACCAATACCATCCATTGTAAGTGATATCTTAACAGGTATAATTCCTCTATTTTTAGTAGTTGAATCAGTAATACCTTGAAAATATCTAATTAAATTAGATAATGATGATTTGTACTCGTTAGATGAAGTTGGTGTAGCTGTTCCTGGGGTAGTAACTGTAGTTGATGGCTGTGCTGAAGCGTTTGGAACTAGA